CTTTTCTAATTCTATTAACTTCTGATGTAATTGCTTTATACCAACATCCAATATATCTCTTTCTTTTTCAGCATCTGCAATTGTTATATTGTTTTCTAAATACTCGTCATACTTTTGGTTTATCTCATCTTCATCTAATTCTTTTGTTTTTGAACTGACCTGATTGTATAATTCTCTCAAATCATTCATGTATTTGTTTTCATCATTTAAAAAATCAGTTAATGTTGATAACTCGGATTCAATTACATCCCGTTGGCCATCAAAATCTATGTTATCTATATCATCAACTTCTTTCAATTGAGATGTTAATATATCCCTTACGTTATACCCATCACGTAAAGTATCTTCAAAATACACCAATTTCTTTTGATTATCTGATAATTCTTCGGTGTTGACTTCTATTTGTTTTTTCAAGTCAATTAAATTTGAGAATAAATTATTTTGTTTTAGTTTCTTATAAACAGCCTTTTCATCCGACACGTCTTGTTTGGCTAAATCATATAATTTATCAAATAAATCTATACCCATGAATTGAGATAGAATTTGTTTTCTTTCACTTTGTTTTTTCTCAACAAAGTTTTGACCGTTATTCTGTAGTGATAATGATGTTAAAATAAAATCATCAAATGAACCTAATATAGTACGTATTTCTTCATTCGTTCCACTTCCGTATTGTGAGTTTCTACGGGCAGCTCCACTTAGGTCTATTAACTCACCATTCTCTTCTGCGTAAAACTTAACGCTTACAGGACATAATTTAGTTACTTGACCTGTCTTACGGCTTGTCCTAACCTTTAGTTTTCCAGTTCTATGAATAATATAATCTACACCATTTACTTCTAATGATAACTTGACTTCAAAGTTTTTACTTTTATTATTCAGTACTTCAATGGCTTTAAATGTTCTACTACATGTATCAAATATCGTATAGGCAATAATATCAATTAATGCTGACTTACCACTATGATTTGGTGCAACTACACCCACGACACCATTTAATTTTGTGAAGTCTATTACGTTTTTCTTACCGTAGCTGAACATATTCTCGAATTCAATATACTTTAATTTCCAATCTACGTTTCTTGGTAAATCATTTTTCATACCGATAGTAGAATTAGTAAACTCATTTATATCAAAGAGTCTTTGAATAGTTTCATCATCAATTAATGGGTTTTCTGCTTTAACGATTTTCTCAATCAAATCGTTTTGAACTTTTAAATCATGTATATCTTCAATTGATATTTTAGTTTTAGATTCATTTAATTGCCCACCTATTGAATCTAACTTCTCCGTAGCAACTTGTTTTATATTAATATATTTTTGTCTTAAATTTAGTTCAATCAATCTCAATTGATCTACATTTGTATTACGATACTTAATTTTTATATTACCATACTTTGGAACAAAAGACATTTTACTTGTTATCTCACCATCTTCAACCAATATAGTTTTAAATCCATAATCATTTTCCACTTGAATAAATTCAGATTCTCTTTTTTCTACATCCCATAAAAGAAATCCGTGTTCTGGTGCTTCAGCAAAGTTTTGTTGAATTAATGAACCAGGATAAGCTATTCTTTTATTATCATCTATAAATTGTCTTTTATGAATATCACCCAATAAAACTAAATCATAACCATCAAAGTCATTTGCATTAACATTATCATCACTCATCCATAAGCCAGTATCTACTTCAAACCTACCCACACCACCGTGAAATAAAGCAATCTTATTATCACCGACTATATCTTTAGCCTTCGGTAGATTTGCTACGTTTGGTTTACCATCTTTCGTAATATCAAATACTGACAGAAAACCAAATTGACAATCACCCAATTCATAAACACCACTTTTTTTCCAATACAATAAGTTGGGATTTATTTGTTGTACTAAGTCTACAACAGGAGATAATACATCTTCTCGTGATTTATTATTTAAATTACAATCATGATTGCCAGGAATTATTAATGTGGGTGATATGCCAGCTAAAGCCAAAAAGAAATCGGCAAGTAATCTAATTTCTTCAGGTGAGGTATCAAGTTTTCCATGAACTATATCTCCACCAATGTAGATTAAATCTGGTTTTGCTTCCCTTAATTTTTCATACAACCTATCAAACACATCTCGATATTCTACAAACCTATGTAGTTTTCTAATGTGAATATCTGCTAAATGAGCAATTGTTTTTATCTTATCCATATAACTTTGCCTGTATTGAATCACTAAAACTAGCCGATTCGGTTGAATCTATTAATGTTGTTATTCGTTCCCAACCCAAGTCATTTGGGTCCTTATCAACTGGTAAATTTACCACTTTACTATCAATACCAAAATCTTTAAAAAATTCCGATAATCTATATGCATCTTTTTTTGCATCATCATCTAAAGCAATGTAAACTGTTTTTACTTTCTTTTCAAAAACCTTTCTTAATAAACTTTTTGATGGTTTTTTACTCAACATTGGTATTGCATTTGTTCTGATTGAAATGGCATCAAACACACCCTCACACAATATAATTGGTTGTGACCAAGCAATAAACCAATCAAATGGAATAATGTCCCGTGATACATTTGGGTTTTTATACTTCATGTTATCACCCATAAAAGACCTACCTACAAAGTAATTTAATAAACCATTGTCATCGTAGCTAGGTATAATAATTCTATTTTGATACATTCCACTATCACAAAATTTCAATTTATATTTTTTAATATCAGTTTCATTAATTCCTCTTCGTTTGAGAAAATTTATAGCATGATTGTAAAATAACGATTTTGATTTTGTCCATAAGGGTTGACTTTCTCTTGGTAGAGAAACGATAACTTTAGATTCAACTTCATCTTTATTCGTTGGTATGAATACGATATCTCGTAGTTCACTAAAGTACCTAGTATCGGCATTTATCTTTTTAAATAAAGAATAAAGTGAATGTCCACCTTGATTACTAATCCAACAATGCCATTTCTGTGATGACATATTGACCTGTAATTTGGGTTTATAGTGACTAACAAAAGGTGAGAAGAACATATACTCATCTTGTTTTGTTAGTTTTTTACCACGACTATTTAAAGTCCGTTCTAGCAAATGTATTAATTTATTATTCATATAGAGCACAAACTAGTGCGTCATAACTGTCCATATTTCTTTTATCCCATAATCCTGTCTTGGTTAATTTAACATATTCTTCTAAGGAATACAAGCAATTTATTTCTTCTTTTACAAAATCTTTTGCTGATACTCCTTGCTTACGAGCCTTACCGAAAAGACTTTTACGTGCCGTCATTGGATTTAAACCAATTACTATTTCACCATAAGCAAATTCTAAACAATACACCAATACGGCATTAAACTTTGCTAACTTTATTATTGTTTGTTGTGAGGTTCTACCTTGCATAAAACCTGAAAGGCTATCTTCAATATAAATCTTATCAATTTCATCAAATGGATCTAATTTATTTATCTCATCTAATGTAACTTCAACTTTATCTCGTATTGTTTTTTCTTTGTGAATAGGAATAAATCCTATATCTATAACTTTTTTGTCTTCTACGAATGCATATCCAACCGTTGTGGTTGATGCATCTAAACCCAATGTTTTCAAATTATCTCTTCTTTAGAAATTCCTTCGCCATTTTACGACCATACTTTTCAGCTTTAATCTCAAAGTAATTACCATCATGTGGGTCTAAACCCTTTTCAACGGCTTTGTTCATTTCTTGTTCATATTTTTCTTTATATTTTTCTTTACTATATTTTTTAGCATCTTTCGCGTGGTCTATTTCGTGAAATACAGTTACTAAAAAATCTTTTAAATTAGATGTTGGTTTTATATTAATCGTATCATTATCAACATTATAATCAGCTTTATTACTACCTGTGTTTTTAAATATCACTTTAGAGTTTAGTCCAGCTTTTTTAACTATCTCTGTAGCCATTTGATTAAAATCAACTCGCTCATTAACTTCATATTTTAAATTACTTTTTGGTGGTATTCTCATCCGTAATGAAGACTTACCATTAATTAATAAATCACCCTTTTCGTTCCAGGCGATAGTCTTAACTACAACCTTTTTATTTTTAAATTTACCCATCAAAACAGTATCGCCTATCTCAATAGGTAATGTAATTTTTTCTGAAAGTAAATCTTTTAATTTAATCATTCCGTAATACACTCCATCATTTTATATAAATATAAAGTTAAATAGTAATATGTATTTTTCTCCTTTATATAATTATTGCTATTAACTCAATATGGATTTTATCTAACATATGAGTTTGTATATTCATGTTGTAATATACACTATTTTTTAATAAAAGTCAAGCCTTTTTTAATTTTATTTTTAATTGGTAAATAAAACTATCTATCTTTTTTGTATCAGTATCATCGGGCATTTCCTGTCGTCTGCTAATCAACTTACCTAATGCCCTTTGTAATTCTAATTTAGATAATCCTTTCATAGATTTTCTATAATACAAAAGTGCTAAGGCTTCATCTTCTGCTTCCGCTCCACGCACTCCAGCCACGGTAGTTATGTTCTCTACTTCATATTCTATGGTTTCCCCTATTTCTACTATCTCATTCCAGATAGTATTTTCCCACATGGCATCCATATCAGTATCTATGTTGTCTATTTCTTCTTGTCGTTTTCTCTCTTCTTCTAATTTTTTACTATGTCGTTTTTCAAGAACAATCGCAAATGTAGAATCGGAATATGCAGATGCTAATGAATCACATTCACTTAACCACCCACCATAATTTTTCCAATTAGGCGAACCATAATCATCTCTATACTCTGTATCATCACAAGGGTGACCCCTGAATTGTCCATTGTATTTTTCTTGTGAGTATGTTATGCTTAAAAATAATATTATTGTTAAATATTTCATTAAAATAACTCCGGTTCTTCTGATAAAGTAAATGTTAGCGAATCATAAGTATAACCCCATACTTCATAATTGTTTCTCTTATGTAATAAAATAGGAGAGTTGGGGTCACTTAAATTAAATCTCCATTCATTCCTTTCAATAGGATAACCAATTGTTAAGTTTATTATAATATTACGAGTTCTACCAACTGCGGATAATGGATTGTAAGGCCAGCTTTCAACTCCAGTATCTAAAAATCTATCTTCAGCAACATCTTCTAATCCTTCCCATATATCATTTACGAATGATTTCTCAGCCCGTATTTCCGCACTCGCTACAATACTCATATACTTAGGTATAGCTACGGCTGATAGTATTCCCATTATAATAATGATCATAATCAATTCAATGAATGAAAATCCTCTACGATTATTCATTAAATAGAGTACCTGTAGGTTTCGTTATAAGATGGGCTATCAATGTCAATATCCTTTAATATGATTGTGTGTTTCAATGTTCCATCACTATCAATTTCATTTAATGTTTCATAATAAAATGGAGTGTCTTGGGAGTTTTTAGGAACTCTTCCTGTACTAAATAAATCTTTTGGTGCTATATTAGAAATGGTTGAATCAATAGGAGAGTTAGTCCATTCATCATCCATTAAACGATCTGAATCAGTTGAACTGGGTGGAAAGTGTGGATTTCCTACCATATGTTGTCGATAGTAATAATGAAAGAATGTTTCTCGTATTACATTGATATTTGCAATGTTAATATCTTTCTGAGTTTGACTTTGAACGCTACTTAAACGAGGAACAGCCACACTAGCTAAAACACCCATTATTGAAATCGCAACAACCAGTTCGTTTAAAGTAAACCCATTATTTCGTTTAATCAATTTTAGGTTCATGGTATGTCCAAATTTAAAAAAAAGGCTCCACGGAATGAAGCCTTTATTGATGTTTTAAGATTTACTAAATACTTGAACCTGCATCTCTACCACCGAGTGTTCCAACGGCTTCAAGACCAGAGGTTGTTACACCTTGAACATAATCCCAATGGTGAAGTGAATTATCCCCACGCATATGAGTTATAGAATTAGATGTTGTATTGAATGTCCATTCAGAATCAGAGTCAGCATCTGTTATGTCGGTTGAATAACCAGATGGTGATGTGTCCAATGCTAAAAATGGATTTACAGGCCAACTTCTACGACCATTATCTAATAATTGTTCAGTTGCATATGTTTCTAAACCAGATTTAATGCTCGAAATCACAGCATTTTCAGCCGCTTGTTCAGCTCTTTCAACAGTAGCTGTATATCTGGGGATTGCTACAGCCGCAAGAATACCGAGTATGATTGTAACCATAATCAATTCAATGAGCGTGAATCCTTTGTTGTTTTGTGTGTTTGTTTTCATTTTATTCTCCTATGAATAATTGTTCTTACGGTTTATATGAAGTGTTATAAGCAGCGGGATTTACCAAGTCTGCAATATAAAGTGTTGGGGCTTCAGCACCCATTCCAGGAACAACAGCATAAATGTAATGTCCATCCTGAAAAGGAGATGCAATAGCTTCACCACCAAAAGATTGCATCCATTCAATTGAACCCACATAAGTACCATCATCATCAGCTGCTATACTATGACTACCAACGTTTGCTGGTAAGATAAAAGCATCCTCATGTGCAAGTCCAAATACAGATACAAATCCAGCACCTTTAGCACTTGTATAGCTATCAAATAATTCAATGTCAGCTTCAATTGCGTCTTTAGCGGCTTCAATCTCAGCTAAAGAAGAACCAATGGCACCGTATGTTCCAACGGGATTAGTATATTTATCTTGTCCAGGGAAACGACCTTTTTTCTCTTCAGTTGCAGTCATGTTGTAAAAGTTACTAGCAGCTTGAGCAATCATATCCATGTTAGAACTTGTTTTTTGTTTTTCAGCACCAGCACCAACACCAGAAAATTTAGGTGCAGCAACCGTTGCCATTGTGCCCATCATTGCAGTAACAACGGCAAATTCGGCAAGTGAAGCACCTTTGTTACTCTTTAAGTTTTTAATTAAGTTTTTGAACATTTCAGTTCTCCTATTAGTTAGTTAATTACCTATATGATACAAAAACTATACCAAAGTACCCTATTTTAGAAAAATAATTTAATTTATTTTTAAGTTGTTATATATTTGAATCTATGGGAGAGTAATATTTTACTTATTTGAGTGGCATTTTATACTGTAACATTTTGATAGTATCGTTGCGATACAAGTTGTAACATTACGTATTACTACTTACTAATGCACTTGAAACTTGAGTACTCAATAAAGATTGAATCGTAAAATATAAACTTGGATTTCTTGTTAATAATTCTTTAAATTGTTCTTGTTTCCATACCAAACATTCCGTATCGTGTTTAACCACACAAGTAGCCGTTGCTGGTTTCTCTGTAAGAAATGACATCTCACCAATAAACTGACCATCTTTAAGTTCTGCTACTTTTTTATCATCTACCGATACATCAATAGTTCCATTATATATTAAATTTAAAGTAGATACTGCGTGTCCTTTTTGTGTTATTACTGCTCCAGATTTGAAATGTATCCAATCTGCTAGCTTTGTTATCTTCAAAAATTCAACTGGTGTCATATTTTTAAACATTGTCTCATATAGTTCTTTATGTTTAGGTGACATATGAACAGGACGTTTTTCATATATGATAACTGATATGTGATATAAATTCAATGCCACAAATACAAAATTCCATCCGATTGGAATCCACATTGGTTCTACGGGTATTACCCAATTATAAAATACTGAAAATAAACTAGCTAATATTGATACTATTCTTAACCAAAAAATATCCTTTACTAAAAACGAAAAGGCTATTAACCCAAAGGCCAGATGACCAGCTACGATTGCAACGTTCATACACTAAAATACATCTTCTGCTAAGACATCATCTATTGCAGAATTAATATCACCCACTTCAATATCTATTTCCCCATCCATGTCGGCTTTCCAAACTTCTTTTTTACTCCCATCAAAGAATAATGCTATAGATGGGTAATTTCTAATTCTTAATTTCTTACAAATCTTTTTAACATCAGATGATTTAGCTTCTATTATAATAGCATCTTCGTGTCCTTTAACACCTTTAAATAAACCTTCATCTAAATCTTTCTCCTGCCACTCAGAAGTAAATTTTACAACCACAAAACCATTTCCAGCTTTATCTTTAAAATTCTTATCAGTAACCTGGGCAGTTATTGTAGATAAGAAAAATATTAATCCAATTAAATATCTCATAATAAACTCCTATTTATCTCTTTTAGATTTTTCAAGTGAACGGATTTCTTTGGATAGTTCCTTAACTAAATCTTCTAGCTCTTCAATCGTTTCGTATACTGTGTCCATATCTTCTTGAAGTGAACCTACTTGATCTTTGTATTGTTCGTAAGAACGAGGCCAGTTATAACCCTCTGGTCTTGATGGATATTCTGCAGCATATAAACTTTCTAAACTTGGTAGTTCTTTTGCCTCTTGTATCTCACCCTGTAGTGTATACCACATTCCTATCAAAGAAGCTAATCCCATACCAGCACCCACCATAGTTTGAACTGATAATGTGAATTTAGTATCCATTACTTTATCTTCACTTAATTCAATTGGCTGGTTTGGTTCTATCTTTTCAGCAATTGCTTCATGGTGGACTTCGTGACCATTTTCATCGCTAGAGTTCATTATGACTTCTGTTATATCATCTAAAGTGCAGAAACCTTTATCTACAAGTATCTCTCCAAGAGATTTCTTATCTCCTTTAATCTGAGCCTGTAAAGCCTGATTTAATTGTCGCTTTGTAATTACATCTTCATCACAGAGTAACTTGCCTATTTTAATATCACCGTTCATTTTAGAATCCTATAAATTGGTAATTAAGTCCAAATTTTAAATCATAAGCTGGTCGTTCCCAATAGAATAAATACCTACCTTCAGCAAACACACCCAAGTTATCTTGTAGTTTAACTCCAAATATTACACCAAAGTCATAATCGTTCCAAGCTACAATGCCTGGTTCAATAAATTCAAATTCATGAGCCTCTTTACCATCTTCTAAATGTTGTTGGTATCCCGCAGCATTATGATAAGAATATTTATCATGACCATAATGAAGTGGTAAATAATTACCCCAAATATGAACCCACCAACTATCTGAATAATGATAAGCATCTATTCCTAAAACTAATGATGTTTCTTTTTGAAATCCAATATCTCTTTTAACACCTGAAATATAATCTTCTAACATACCTGGAAAGTGATATACGAAAAACTCTCTATCCGTATAGGCAAATACATTACCCTCGGCATCTCTCCATAACCAATCATGACCCCAATATTCCCCACCTTCATTCCAAAATGGTCCTGCTCCTTCAATCGGCACCCATTCACCGTTTATATACTCCATTAATTCACTTGTAAGAAAATTACCATCTTCATCAATCATACTGGCATCTACCCATCGGTTGTCATCTACACCAAAAGCATCTTCGGCGAAATCCCACCACGAACCTCTATACCACGTAGTATCCAATACCATAGCATCAAATCCATATACAGGATGTTGTCTGTGTTTAGCACCGATACTGATATGGAATTTATCATTTAATATTCCAGGTGTCCATTTAAATCTTAAATCACCTTGTCCATAATTAATATCTTCCAATCCTAATTCTGTCCAACCAATCTTAGCCATAAACCAATCACCAGTATATCGTAACCAATACTCTTGATTGATATATTCTTCACCCCATTGACGACCTTCTGACCATTTGATTAAATACTCATAACCCTTGACAGGTCCAAATGTCGCACTTTCGTTATAGTTTTCCTCAGAACCCTCGTACCAAGTACCACCTTTACCGGCGGACTTAACTCCACGTTTAGGTTCATAGTTAAATCTACCAATTTTTCTAATACCAAATGACTTTTGAAAGTCAGGTTCCAATTCACCTTCAGTTCTCTCTACTACTAATTCGCCCGTAGATAATCCACCAACGATGGCAAATTTATCATCTTGATATCTTGGTGCGTTTAAACTAAAACTTGCATAAGCAGTTGAGTATTTGAAAAACTTCCAAATTTCTGTTTCCGCAAACAAAGATGAGGTCAATAATAAACCCAATATAATTTTCTTTAACATCTGTTTTCTCCCATGTTAGTAGCGTTACTCTACTATTATAAATATCATGTTTGTTTATTTTTCATACTTGGATAAATCAAGATTTGCTAACGGTTTTTCGATTTTTAGGTCTTTTAATTTAGAATTTGCTACGACTAATTTAGAACCACCGACTATTTTACCACCCACTATGTGATAGATAAAAAATACGGTTTTCCACATACTGACTCGTACTATACGACCGGGTTCCCCATCGACTTCTACAACGTCATCTTCGTTATAATCATTACCTAAAAAGATCATAAACCCATCTACTGCTTCTCTTATGGTATTTTGAAAAATGAGTGTCCCCACTCCTGCTAAAAATAACCAACCATATTGTCCTATCAATCCCTCGACAAGACCTTGTGCCTGGTTGTCCATGAATCTATTCTCCTATATTATATTGTTTTTATTACACTAATAAATATAATATATACGGCGAATTTACGAATCAAAACGAACTAAAAATGAAATAGGTAAATCTTTATCATTTTTAATTGGATTTGAAAGTTTTGCGATAGCCATCAACTCATTTTCAGGATTATAAAGACCTATATTAGTAACATAAGTTCCAAATTCCGAATGCGTTGTGAAATTTTCGTAATAATTCCCTGTATTATATGAAGAAGAATACGAACTACTGGCCGGGGGTAATACTAAATCAATAGTATTTTGATAATCGGGTGAGCCTTTTTCCCAATCTTTTAATTTTCCATCATAAATATATCTCGCTCCCTGTGGTATGTATATACTACCACTTCTACCGGTAACTACACTTGGATTTGTAGTACCTGTAAATTGATATTCATTTATATTACACATATATTGATATTCATAAGAAGTTTTTGATGACTCAAATGCAACTGAAAATCCATCTGTATCTGTTTTAAGACTTGCAGAATAATATAAAGAACCCGTATCTGTGATAGTAATCACACCGTGTTCATAAAATACATTACCAACAACACTACCTGTCTGTGGACTACCACCTGGAGTTCCTGCTGCAAAACTTGCCGAATACTGATTATCATAAAGTTGTCCGTGACCATCATCTCGTAAATCTAATGTGGCTTCACCACTATCGTCAAGAATTTTAACAGAGTATGGTTTTATTTCTTCACCAAAATACTCTTGTGGAATTGTTATAACATTTACCTTACCACCAAGTTTACGTGGATTTATTGTACCCCAACCAGAATCCTCTCTGCCATGCGGCCATTTTCTACTCCAATTCCCACCGGCATATAAAGGATATCGTGTTTCAGTAGATTTAGGATTTGGTATGTTATCGTACTGATAATATAAATTTCTAATTTGAAAATAAGTTGGGATTTTAAAGAAAGTTCCTGCACTATACCAAGTATGCCAAGGATGACCATAACTTTTAGAAACAGAATTATAAACTCCAAAACTTTGAGATGCTGCCGAACCCGTGTCAAAATTATGTACACTTCCACTTATTCCCTCAAGACCAAATACACCACTTCCACTATCAAGATTTGTAAAGGTAAATTTTTTATAAGTTTTGAATGTTTTGATTGACCTGTCATCAGAAGATATATCCTTAAACATTGGAATCTCCTTTAGTAATCAAGTCTTACTTTGATAAGTGCTTCAGTATTCGGGTCTTTTTTGAATGGTTGACTCAATTTTGATACTGCTAATAATTCATTTTTATCATTATAAAGTCCAACTGTAGTTATATAAGTAATTGGTTCTTTAATGAAATCATTATTAACTAATTGTGCATTTGAACCCGTGAAATAAGATGGATTTTGACTGTGGTTAAATTCAAAATTTGGAATTCTACAAAAATAGAAAGAACTTCGTTTCCTTTCTTCTCTCCTCGATGCAAAATACGAACCACTTTTTATAGAATTGAATATCTTTCTATGATTATAATCATTAGATGATGCACTTGTTCCTACTGATTGAATAACACCACCTGCTCCCGAAGCTGATACTGATGATAGAGAGTTAGGATTCAAGACAATCATACCCATTTCTGGATAAAATAAACCAAATGAACCTGAATTTGTTGCTGCTGCTGATGCAGACGCGGTAGTATATACTCCATCTGCAATTGAACCAGAAACTATATTAAATTCTCGTTTAGCTGCACCAATAGTTGGATCTGCAGTAGCTCCACTATCGTCAATCAACTTTATAATACTATTTCCACCTTCACCACTTGAATTACTACTTCCACTCATCAAATGTAATTCCCAATTACCTGGATCCATTTTTTCTCTATAACGAGCTCTGTTACAAACAATGGCGAAAACATTGTCGCTATAGTGATTTACTCCTGATCCTCCATGAAAATTAAATTTTAACGTTTGTGCTGGAAGTATAACTTGTCTTAACTGAGAATATATTCCCTTTGAAGGATTCGTTGTTCCGGCAGTAGTAGAACCTTCTGAGCCAGAACCATTAACATGACCATATGATACGGCAAACTGCACATCTGTAGTTTGATCAGTTGTCGTATGAACATCATAATAATATTTTCCATTATTGGAATCTTGGATGGATCCAGTAAAAAATGTGGTTAAACTTGTTGCTCCATCTGTCCACATTGGTTCTGCAACAGTACTAACTACATTTTCTCGCTTGTCATCGTCTGTAAAAACTTTAAAAGACATTTAAGGTTCTCCTTTCCTTAAAAGTCTAATCGAACTTTAATTACAGCTTCTCTATCTTTAGACTTTAATAGGGGTTGACTTAATTTAGCTACTGCTAATAATTCATTTTTACCGTTGTAAAGTCCAACCGTAGTTATATACGATTTTGGATCTTGAACAAAAGTTGAATTTTGTAATTCAGCATTTGAACCTGTATAGTAAGTCGGGTTTTGACTATAATTATACTGGTCAGATTTTACTCTACAAAAATAATGAGAAGATTTAATTTGTTCTTCTCTACGGGCCTGGAATTTATTACCAAGTGAAATAGCATCAACTAATTCCCAATTAGTATAATCATCTGTACCACTTGAACGAGTTAATGTAATTCCACCTGTTCCACCAACATATGAACCAGAAATTGCTTCTGCGTTCAATACAATGATACCGAGTTCTGGATAAAAATATCCAAGTGAACCACTACCACCTCCTGAAGCTGCTATTGCAGTAGCGTGTGTTCTCGAAGTTCCATTTGTAATAGAACCACTAACTATATTAAAAACTCGCTGAGATGCCTTTACAGATGAATCGGATGTTGCTCCACTATCATCAATTAGTTTCATAATATTCGATTGACCACTTCCACTCAAATGGAGTTCCCAGTTACCTGGATCTATCTTTTCTCTATACCGTGCTCTGTTTACATTGATTACGAAAACGTCCTTTGCTTGGTAAGTTGTTCCATCGCCATTAGCGTTGAAATTAAATCGAGTTTCACTCGATGCGTTTTTTATACAGATATTTCTGAATTGTCGATATATAGCCTTTGATGGGTTGTTACCCGCAGAAGTGGATAAAGAACCACTTCCTTCGATATGTCCGTATGCTACAGCAAATTGGACGGCTCGAGTAGCATCACTACCAGCTTTATCATAGACATCAAGGTAATAATCACCACTACTTCCACTTTGTGTCGAACTTGTATAGAACGCAGTTAAAGTTGCTGTTCCATTAGACCACACGGGGGAAGATATAGTACTTAATACATTAGTCCGTTTATCTTCTGCAGTTATATCTGTGAAGAAATTGCTTGCCATTGTTTATCTCCTTGTTACATATAAATATGTTATTATTTAAAATCACTAATTTTTTGACGAGATTTATCTTCTTTCTGTCTCTCGTCCATCTTTCTGTCTTACTTCTTGTCTTTGTCCTTGTCTTTGTCCAGTTCACCTAATGGTGGAGTTTCACTGGGTGGACTAAATCTTGCAGGTGTACCATTTTTAACAACAATATCAATATACTGTACTGCTCCACTTGTCATTCCTGTTATTTTTAATGTTGTTGATGAAATTTTACTTAAATTTTTTGCCTTTAAACGGACTCCTCGTCCATATAAAGTTTTTTCCCGGCCAATTCCATCTTTTGGTATTTGTTTTGCACTTAACATATAATTTAATTCTTATTAATATCCACCGCTATAGTCCCCATCTCCACCCGTAGTAGATGTTGCAGTAACGATATCACTTTTAGTGTCAGAACCATAATTGTTAGTAGTTGTTAAAGTAACTTTGTATTGTCCTGATGCAGCATATTCATGATTTGGATTTTGTTCTGTAGATTTTTGACCATCTCCAAAATCCCACAAATATGTTAAATTATCTCCCGTAGATGTATCACTAAACTCTACGGTTAAAGGTACATTTCCTGATATTGCCATCTTCTACTCCTCGTTTTTATTTATAATACTGGTTCATCATCTTCACCACCACCACTTGACTCTTGAACCGCCGTGATCAAACCGGTTTTAGTGTGAGTTCCAACATTATTAGTAACTACTAAAGTAACCGTATACTCTCCACTATTTGTATATACATTATTTGGATTCTGTTCATTAGATGTCTGTCCATCACCAAAATTCCATAGATATGTTAAATTATCACCTATTGATGTATCAGTAAACTCTACGTTTAAAGGTGCAAGTCCCGAAGGATGGTGCATTTCAGTAAAATCAGCGGTTGGTGGAGGTTCTGGTGGAGCTGCAACACTCATAATAAAATCTGTCATTGGTACATCACCTTTTGCGATACCCATAGTAAAATTTGTTATTGGAGCAGTAAATGGATCATACATCTCAAATAAATTGTCATGTTCAAGAAAAAATTCATATTCTTCTGTTTCACCATGATTTTCTGTTGATGGAATTATATCAATAATTTCATTTCTACTCTCCAATATCATCTGATCTAAAACATTTGAAATTTTAGATCCAAAAGGTATTTCTGGGGGGTCTATTATAAATGAATTCATAATTTCTTTTTGATTCACAAATGATTCAAGTACTGGCATATTTTCTATAATTCTACCCTCCAAATTAGATGCCTGTGTTTCATCCCATAAACCATAATCGATTTCATCATCACCAAGTGCAAATTGTGTAATCACATAAGAATCATCAGTAACCCCCGAAAGTGCGTTTGCTAAAATCTCTCGTCCCCTTTTAGTAAAATGTGCAGTTACAGACATAGTTGTTTTATCTAAATATCCCATATTTATTTCCCATCTCTACGGCGTCCTTGTTGTCGTTCACCTGTATCTCGTTTGCTTGTTTGCTTTTGTTCTTGTTTTTGTTTTTCAGTTGTCCGTCCTTGATATAAACTTTTTGGACTACCACCTCTAAATAAACTAAATTCTTTTTTTCTGCCTCGAAACATATTAAAACTTGTAATTGGTGGTGTTACATCCGCCGGTTCTGGTGCCGTATCAAAAACTATACCATCCTTGAACAAAAAATACCTCATATTTTCATTATTAGTAACCATTGGTTCTGTTAAAGGTTGGTTATCAATCACCTGTCCATATGGTTTTACAAAATTTGAACCACTTGGTGTAGTATCCCACAAACCATAATCTATTTCATCATCAGATAATGCAAATTTTGTAATTACGTGTTCAGCATTTTGATTTTGACCAAATACTGCAGTCCTTAAATAATCTATACCTTTTTTAGTGAGTATCGCATCAACAGTTAAAGTATCTTTATTTATAAATCCCATTATTAAGTCCTTTGATCTTCATATCCAACTTGAACCCGAAGAACATAAACTGCTCCTGACATTTGACCGGTTATTATAATTGATGTTTCTCTATCAGATGTCATCTGCCTTGCCCTAATTGTTGTAATTTTATTTACAACTTTTTTACTCATTCTACCACTTTCTTCACCATAAACTGCTCCAGTTTCTGGTAAACTATCGAATGTAGGAGCAGTCGTTGGATTTATTGCTCCAATTCTAATATCAATCACATTATTATTCAACACCAAATAACTATATTTTTCTGCTGAATAAACATTGTTTGCCCCAACGGTTGTAGGATTTAATGTCATATCTGTAAGTGTCCATCCATCATCATTCACTATAGACTTTAACTTATTACCGTTTATAGCCTGTGTAATATTTTCTATATACGGTAATGCCCGCGTTCCAACTGGTTGTGTAATTAATTTATACTTCATCACAACTTCTGGATCCACACAAGGTTCTAACATAGGAGTGGACTCTAAAACGGCCCCATAATAATCTGATCCTTTTGGATGTGCATGATCCCATAAGGTATAATCTATCTCATCGTCCGCTAAAGCAAATTTAGTAATATTAAACTTACCATCACTTTTTGCAAGATATTCTCTACCTTTCTTTGTTAATACTGCATTCAGTATATACGAAGTGTTATTTATAAATCCCATAAGGACTCCTTTTTATAAATAAAAATTACTTTTATTTATTATGCAGATGTTGCGTCGTCAGCTGGTCTTATACCTGTAGCTCTATGTGTAATAGTAACATTAAACTCTACAACTGCTCCTGAACTTTCTCCGGCGACAATTATAGAAGTTTTTGCCGGTGAAGATGCAGATGAAATTTTCTTTGGATATAATGCTATTGCCCCATTTAATGTAGGTGCAAAGTTATTACCTCTACTGTGGGTGAATGTACCACCATCTGAAACTAAACATCCTTTTATTGTTTGTGAAAGATGTTGTACTGACTTTACAAATGGAAACCATTTGTCTCTATCAGAATCTTGCATACCACCTGAGGGTGCACCACGACCGGGTTTTCTCTTTTTTCGATTACCACCACCACCCAATGAAATAACTGGGTACTCTTTATTTGGAAGGGCTTTGTATAGTGGTGCCAATACTGCCACAGTAGTATCCAATACTGTCAGTGTAAACATTTCACTTCTATATCCTTCTTCGAAAATTGAATCATCCCCACCAACATAATCTATTGTAAGATCACTATTATTAACATGACCAACACCAAATGTTGTTCCCAAACCAAGATAATAGGCCGTGTTTCCAACTCGGACTCTTGTTCCACCATCTCCTGATACATCATCGGCGTACCACTTTAGGTTGTTAAGAGATGTTTGTGTGCCCGGATTTTCTATTAACTTTGCCATTGCTTGAACTCCATCTGTCCGTGATACAAGTTTATATTTCATAATCTCGGAAGGATCGTTGAAAGGTTCAAGTGCTGGTAAATTATCAATTACTGCACCATAGAAATCTGTACCCTTTGTATGAGTAGTATCCCATAGCGAGTAATCAATCTCATCATCACCCAATGCAAATTTAGTAACATTAAAATCTCCACCACTTGACAATATTTCACGACCTTTTTTTGTCAATATAGCGTCTAATGTTCTGTTTGAATTATTTAAATATCCCATTTGTTTTTCTCCTATGTAATATGCGGATTTTTTATAATTTTATAAGATCATAATATAACTTATTATTCTTCTCTTATAAATATAATCTTTTTTTGTTTTTTAACATTTATTCTTATCTAGCAACATCCAATGGTGTAGATGGTGAATCTGTAGTTACTAACCTTGTCGGTGAAGTAACTGTTACATCTACGGCTGGTGTTTTATCTCTATATCTTCCACCCTTATCAGATACAGTTGTTGTATCAGTTTGACTACACCCAAGATAAAAAAGTCTTTCCGTTCCAAGTGTATCATCCCAACGATTGTCTAAATCGGTAGTTACAAAACTTGATGAATAATAAATTCCCAAAGATGAACTCAATGAAGATGAATAATAATATTGAATCTCACGATTAAACTCTGAAGTTACATTAGTTTCAACTCGTGGCATTACCACTTCTTCAAAAATTAATTTTTGACTTCCTTCCTGTATAGTTGAATTATAATAATCATTTCCATACCAACCACTTGTATCTCTATCACCTATACCATATAATGATGGTCTTTCTAAAATATGTTTTAATACAAATGAACCCGTTCCTCTTGCATTTTCTCCAAGAGTTTCACTTGGTGCACTTAATGAACTAAAATCTGCAGACATCGATACACCAGATCCAGTAATTTGAGTTCTACCATCAAGTAAATATGGATTCCTCAAATTAATATTTGATATCATATTTATATCATCATATAATGCAGAAGCTGAAATAAATGATCCACTTTCTTGTGTATGAGAATTAACTCTATATGTATCTGCATACTGCATATTACTTTCTAATGGAACATAATCAGAAGATGCGGAAATAAATGAACTCGTTTCTTGAGTTAAATAATTAACCTTAAATGGATTACTATAATTTAAACTTGAATCAAGTGGAACATAATCAGCTGATGCGGAAATATATGACCCTGTTTCTTTTGTATGAAAATTAACCTTAAATGGATTACTATAATTTATATCTGAGTCTAATGGTGTATATTCAGAAGATGCTGAAATATATGAACCCGTTGCTTGATATGGACTAATACCAAATTCATTAGACCAATTTATCTCTGAATCCAATGGCATATAATACGAAGATGCTGAAATATACGAACCTGTTGCTTGATATGGACCAATACCAAATTCATTAGACCAATTTATCTCTGAATCCAATGGTGTGTACCTTGCACTTTCAGAAATATAATATAAATCTATATCACTCTTAAAATGTGCGGTTTCAAAAGTAGGTTTTTTTCCTATAATTACTTTATCTCTTTCAAGTATAGTAGGTTCAATAAGAATACCAACAGTTGCATTTGCCCGTGCAGGAATTAAATCTCTAATCTGTCTATATAATGAACTATCATAATATTTTAACAATCTTAAATAATCCCAAAAGTTATTTGGTCCTGAATATTTTTGCCAATATAAATTTCTTGCAGTTGTCAATCCTGTATATTGTTCTTTATATTGGTCTCGTGGATCTCCAATATATTGGTCAAAATCAATATTTGGTAGTGAAGATATTATATCTTCATCAATAACAGCCGTAGGTGAGAAGAAAATACCAAGTTTATTAGAATCTACTGGTGCGTTATCATAGGCTGGAATTGTTATGCTTTCTTTAAATTTTAATATAGGATTAGCAGATTGTGCCAAATCTAATAAAGTATCATTTTCAATTCTCAATTTATTAGATGACTTCATACTTGGTCCCAAATTAGGAATTTTCATCTTTGTTTCATCTACTACGGCTGAAAAATGATAGTCTGATGTGCCACCGGCATAGTTTGTAGGTGTGGCGGATGAAGTAAATGATTGGTCTGCACTTGCATCTTGAAACCATTGATTGGCAGCTACACTTAAATCTTTGTCATCGTCAAAAGAATATCGAGTAACCATATCCATATATGATGCAGATGGTGTATTACCATCAAATGCCATTGGGGAGGCCACATGATTGTCAAATGCTGATTCTGTAAGTGGAGTTGTCCAAAGTCTAAATTCCATCATAGAACCACTAAATGATTCTCCGAAATATGTATTCTCTTGAGGACCACCTATTGTAATTTGTCCACCACTTCCCGTCCATGATGCATTATATGATTCTGATGTTGCCCCCGCAGAACCACTTACTGCCAATGTCGCAGTAGATTCTAAAAATATCTTACTTCTACCAGCGTCATACTTTTTAGTATATAAACTATAAACTACATCTTGACTTGGTGTATCATCAGATAAAAACTTACCAGAAGCTGATGCTCTTGTTAACATTACGGAATAAAATTCACCATCAAAAACGGGGAAAGCAGACGAACTTGTTTCTATGTATCCTTCACTTCCACTCAATACAAAAGATACACGACCATAGTTATCAATTGAACCATTATCTAATAATCTAATTGCCCAATCATCACCTCGTCTTACCAATACTTGATTTGATCCTGTAGCAGCTTTGAATCTAAATTCTACGGTATCTGGTAATCTACTTGTTGATCCACTTCCAGAAACTACTGGTAACCAAGTATTAGTGTTAACATATGTATTATTGCTCGCCCCAAAGAAATTTAATGACTTGGTAAATTTTCTTGTTGTAAGAAATTCTGGAGTTTGACCTGATAATTTAGGTCCCCCATATTCCATAACTCGTAATATAGTTGAAGGAATACCATAACAACTTATCAAACCTTTAATTGCCCGTGCAGTTCCTTTTGTCTTTAAGAAATAAGGCATATTATTTATAATACGACTCCAAATTTCTCTCGATATATCTCTATCCGAAGTTCCTGAATAAACCCACGGCTCTTCAGATCCAGTTGATTCCATTCCAAGAATATATCTTTGCATAGATATTAAATCTTTTCCATCTTGTACTTCCCAACCAAAAGATTGTGCTACTGGTTTTAATAAATCTTTTGCAACCCCTTCTGATAATTTATCACGTCTATCGTAAACATCTGTCATAGATTTAATGAATACCCATATATCATCAAAATGATGTCCAATCATATCTACAAATGTTAGAAAGACATCATTCTGTGAATCATCTTGGACGAATGTAGGTAAGTGAGTTTTTAATCTATTTTTATTTGCCCTATCATATGCAGAAGCAGAAATTATTTGGTTATCATACCAAGTCGTTGATATTGATTGTGAAGTTCTTGTAAGAATATATGGATATGCATAACTTCCAGAACCACCTCTCTTGGGCCAAGCATTATCGTGAAATAATCCAATAGATTGACTCGAATACGAAGAACTTTGATTAAACATATACTTTTCAAATTTATCAAATGAATTAATCATCAATCTCCGTTTCGTTTCCCAAGATTGAATTTGTGTCAATGAACCACTTACTGGAGTAAATGGTGGATTAAGTGATTGTGATCCAGATATTGTTATATATGAACCACTGCCCGGTGCAGCAACTACTCCTATTGTACCAGTAGATCCGCTTCCGGCACCGGCCAATGAAGCACTTCTATCTGTATACTGTTCTATTAAATCTAACTTATATTTAAAGTTTTTAACTCGTTGTTCTGCTGAACTAAAATGTATAAAATTCTCAAATAAATTAAAGTCTACATTGATATCAGCACTTAAACTGCCACTTATTACTTCATCTTCTAATTTATTCTTAATATCAGAATTTGAAGTTGCCAGTTCAGTATAATTCTTGAATTCTGTTTGACCAGTTCCTATCGGACTCGTAACACTTTGAAATTCTGGAGTTCTCAAAACTACATCACTAACCCATTCATCTACAAATGGAATTAAAGTACAAGTTTCTTCTATCGGTGGAATCATTTCCCTAACTACGGTAACAAAATCATGATTAACTATATCATCTGGTAATGGTTCATATAATTTATACACAAGTGAGTGCGGATATTCAGGGTATGTTTGAGTATCAATTTTAAAATTAGTTATTACATCATATTTATTTGGACCCAATTTTAATAATTTACCTAAATTTTCAGTACTATCAGTTGGATATTGAATGAACCATTTATTGAAAGCGAGAAGTCCATCATCTGACTGTAATGCTTCAAGTGGATAATTTTCTAAATCATGTCCAGCCTCCGTAGCGATTTCATTAAAAGAATTAACAAGAGTAATAGTATCATCATTAACATTAGCAATCTCTCCTCTTAACGATCCAAGTATAGGTTCTGCACTATAAACAGACGAAGTATATTCTACAGAAAATTCATCAAATGTACTATATGACCGAATATTATCACTATTATCGGAAATGTGTCCTAAACTTTCAGCAACACTATTATATCCACCCTTAACTGTTAAAGTATTTCTATCAATCCAACCATCAATTTCTGCTACAAAATCTCCAAATACAGGAACAACAGATATTTGTTGATTATCAACAGTTATTTTAATTTCTACATTCTCTACCCATAACATTCCTTCTGGTCCTTTATGACCATAAACTACCAACCAAGATGGTTGAGTTAAATCAAAATCTCCATCAACAATAACTGAATAACTAACATCTTGCCAATCTCCCGTAGTAGTAGGAATATATCTTAACCATTCTCGATCCTTTTGAGTATTTTCTATATTAGAATATGCGTTAGTTGTTTCAACTCCAAACGGACCAACTGGTACATCATGTTGAGAAGTATCTAAAGTAAAGTCAAGTGTATCTCCACGTTGAAATCCCTGAATCCCACTGGTAAAAGTTAACACTGAAGTGGATAAGTTAATTTCTTGTAAAGTCAAAGTACCAGATATACCTCGTGATGGATTAGAAACAGCTACAGTCATATTAGGAAAGGCCTTACCAATTAATTCAGAATTATTATAACTTACCAATTGGTAAATTGTATCATCATTGCTCCGCATTTGAAGTGTACCAGTAAGTGTATTTTCTAATGGATCCACATCACTTACTGTGGTGTTATAATGACGAATACCAACTCTTGCACCTTTACCAACCGTATCAGATTTTTGTCTCCATGAAATTGTAAGTTGATCACCAACTTCTACTCCTTGTGCAGCCATAGTATGTGGTAACTTTTGTGAAAGCATCATTTCTCGATGTTTCAAAGTTTGGTCAGCATCAGACGAATTGCCTGTTTTATAATCTCCTACATAATATTGATGGTTCGGTGAATCAAATCCAGAGTTTTGGTCTATAAATTTCATAGCCGTTTCACCATCACGTCCCTCTTCAGGAACAAATTTAGCGTGGTGTCCTACCCAGCCCGAGTGCCAAAATCTCTGACCTTCATCATTAAAATTAAAATTTTGAAATCCATTAGACCAATTCTCTGGCCAAACTGCATCAGTTCGTAAAGTTGGATTTGGATAATTCCATATGTAGTTACCAATATCACCAAGTGGATTCCATTCCCAAAGTTGTTGTCCCTCTACTTCATCTGTATTTCCAACCCATACGGCATTAGATAAAGTAGGATCTACAACCAAGTCTGGATTGACTTCTTCTGACTTACCGAGTGTTTTCCAATTAGATCCTGGTATTTTCCAAACTCCTGGTAAATTAATAGTTATCGTTTCATCGGTTATTGGATCTGTATAAAAATCTACACCAGGATCCCCTGTCTTATATTCCGTACCACGATAACTTATTTTAGATATAAATCCATTTGGTAATGTTCCTAAATTTGTAGTATAAAGTTTTAATTTATCATCTGAATTAAAATTATGAACTGTGTATATATTAGTTTGGTCTGGATCTGTTGCTATTCCAGAAATTATTTCAATCGTTACGTTCTCTACCCATAACATTCCTTCAGGACCAAAATGACCCTTTACATAAATTTTGTCAGTTTTAGTTAAATCCCAATCTTCATCAACAACACCTGTATAATTAACTTGTTCCCATTCATCTACAGATGTACAAGGAATCATTCTTCTAAATTCATTATCTGGTCCCCATGAAATTTGACCATCTTTATTAAAATGTCGTAATCCAACTTGTGCACCTTTACCTTGTACATTAGTTTTTTGCCACCAAGAAATCTTTATAAAACTTCCTTCTTGTATTCCTTGTGATGCTAATTTATTTGGTAAATCTGCATAGACAAACATATCTCTATGTTCTAATGTAGCTTGTGCTCCTGAGTTATTTCCTGTTCCATTAAGTCCATCATAATCTTGGTGATTTGGTGATACAAATTGTGAATTCATATCAACAAATTTAATACAAGTACCAAATTGACCTTCATCTCGTACCCATTTTGCATGATGCCCTACCCAACCACTATGCCAGAATAGCTCACTTTGTTTACTTGAGTCACCTCCCCAATGAAAAGGATTAAAACCATCACTCCAACCAGTTATACCAACTGCATCTTCATATGTAACAGGATTGGGATAATTCCATATACCATCAACAATATTATTATTTGGAAGCCATTGCCATACTACTTCATTTGTATCTTCCGAACTCCAAATCCATTTAGAATCTTTAAGTTCTGGATCTATTTTATCATCTGTTACTTCTCCGAGGTCTGTCCAATTCTTATTTTCTGCATCTGTTATTTGCCAAGTGCCAGGTAAATCTACAGTTAAAGTTGAACCTGCAAAATCATCATAATAATGTTCTTTATCTTGATCACCTGTTCTATATTCTTTACCTTTATATGTTACTTTTGAAAGAAAACCACGTGGTTCTGTACCAAGGTTGGTAGTATAGAGTTTTAATTTATCAGTTGGTTCAAAATCATCAAGAGTAATTGTATTAGTTACTTCTGGATTATCTACATCTGAAACTAATGTAATTTTTGGTTCACTTACCCACAATATTCCTTCTGGACCAAAATACCCGTCTATACGAAATAGGGGCCCGATATTTCTATCTCCATAAATTGAAGAACCCATTCTTGAAAGGTCAAAATCTTCTTGAACTTCAAATGTATATTCTGCCTTCTCCCATTCACCCTCTTTTGATACTGGAATAAATCTTAGTGTGTTTCCAACGGTGGTAGTAGCTGAATCCCAAAATACTCCATCAATTGGTGCTTCTTTTTTCCAATATCTTATATATACTCTGGCACCTTTACCAACAGTATCAGATTTTTGCCACCAAGAAATTTTTAGTTTATCACCAATTTTAATTCCTTGTGATTCAAAACTAAAAGGTGGTCTTTGATCAATCCACTGGCCACGATGTTCTAATGAAATTGGATGATCTGCACTTCCATACCCCCATCTATTACCATATGCATAATTGATAGTATGATCTGGTACTCTATTTCCATCTATATCAAAATATTTACCATTATAATCCGGATGATTTGGATTTTGAAATTGTGAATTTTGGTCTATGAATTTCATAGCAGGACCACCACCGTGACCTTCACCATTAACCCATTTTGCTTGATGACCTAACCAACCCGTTTTCCAGAATGCATATGCTCCTGAACTACTCCAAGAATGTACTGACAGACCAGAACTCCAAGCTACCGGATGAACAGAACGAACATTTAATGCTGGATCTTGTCGTTTCCATATTCTTTCATGTACATTAACGGATGGCTCCCATTCCCATCTAAGTTCTCTATAATTTGGACCAGTCCATATTACCTTACAATCCTCTAAATCTTTATGTACTTTACCTTTCCATTGTTTTACCTTTTCAGGAATTCCATAAGTTTTTGTTGGTAGAAATATATTTGATCCAAATATAGCTGTAGTATCAAACCAATCATATATATCGTCACCAAAACCAAATTTCCACCATTTGGCTCTTCTCCTTAAAGTAAAGGCTCTTGCATCCCAAATACCATCAGTTGTAATAGAAATTTCTTGGTCATCATCAGATTGATATTTTGATTTTGGATCTCCAGTTTTATATATTTGATTATTATAATATATCTTGCCAATGAAACCGTTTTTTCCACCCGTATTCTCTGTTAAAATTCTTAATTTATCACCGTCTACAAGAGAATCTAAAGACCATTCTTTTGATTCCTTCCAATTATCATGTGTACCAATTTGAATTTCTTCTCCGTTGGGTCTAAGTCTATACAAAGTATATTTAGTATCAACTTGTAATATGATTTTATTATCTGTAGTACTATGATACGGACTTGCTGTAGCACCCCACTCACCTTCATTCTTATTTTCTCGGATCTCACTGCCATCAGGATTAATTAATTCTAAATCATCGATTTCCTTAACTTCTTCAGGAATACCATATTCACCAATTAATTCTTCTATTCCATCTGAATCTATTCTATATAATCTGTAAATGTCATTACTATGTATAGTAACAATTAATTCATTGGAATCGGATTGGTTATCACCATGAAATGAACTTTTATGAAGTTTCTTCTCTTCTATAACTATCTCCGGGGCCATTGAAGGTTCTACTGGTATTTCATCTACTACTGTAACATCAACTGGCAAATCATATCTTCCTACTTCTTCCTCATTACCGTTTGAATTAACTTTAATTAATCTATAAGTATCATTGGCCTGTAATGTTATATTTAAATCAGTTGAATCCGTTTGACCATCACCATGAAATGGACTTTTATTAAATTCTGTTTCACTCCCCTTTTCTCTAATAATTGATGCATCAGAATTATCTGTTGGTATCCCATCAACAATAGTTCTATCAGTTTTTACATCAAATGTTTCATCCGTAACAATAGCATTTTTAATAGTAAGAACACCACTTTCTCTATTGTCACCAGATTGCATTAACTCAACTAATCCTTCTTCATCACCATTGAGTGTTGCAGATACCGTATTATCGTCTATAAATTTAATTAAACCAGTAGAAGGGATTTCGAGTTCTTCGGGTCTTTCTTCCATCATATATGAAGTTGGTAACGAAGTTGATGAACCAGGTTCACATTGAATGTCGGTGTAATATCTATTCCCAGACAATACAGGAGTACCAGGTTTTTCTGCACCGGCACCTAAGTACCAAGATAATTTTCCTGTTCCTTCTGGTGGAATAATTATACGACTATATTGACGCTCCCAAGTTTTACCATCAACAACCTTTGTTTCTAATACCGTTCCTACACCACTTATTGTTATTCCATTTACATTATCAGTAAATGCTCTTGAATAAAAATGTGCATCGGTTCTACCATTCCAATCTTCATCGTGATATATCCAACAACTCAATACATAAGTTTCACCGGGTATAACCTCAAAGTCCATTTGATATTCAACATCTTTAGTTCCACCTTCTCCCCCAGCTGGGGAAGTTAATAAACACCACTTACTATGACCTGGATTAGGAAATTCAACTACTTCATTTTTTGGATTACTATCGGTTTCTTGAACAACACCGTTACCCGAATTAAAATGACCATTAGTTGCCAAATTATCTGATGCTGCCGCGGTAATAGTTTCTACTACTGGAGTATAAGTTGATATAGTTTCGGGAGATTCTTCATAATCGATAACAAAGGCATCTCGTATAATAAGAGTCCCACCTTTCATTAATTCATTTAATGATACTTCTTGTCCACCATTAAGAACCCAATTTACTGTAGCAGATTTTCCAGTATCATCAAATGTTAGTGGGGCTTCACCATTTACATCTGCTTGACATAAACACGTATATCCTAATAATCTAAATCGTTCATTCGCATCAGCATCATTTATTGCTGGATTTGGTCTCAGTCTTATTTCAGTTCGAGATGGTGATATTTCTTGTAACCAAAATTTGTCATTTTCTGCGGTAAGTTCTATTTTCTCTTGGGTATCTGGATCTATTACAGGTTTACTCACCGAACCTGCGTAAAGCTTACCATCTGTATCTAATGTAAATTCTCCATCCCAAATAGTTTTATCTTTTTTGACAAATTTAGGTATACTACTGCCACCTATTTCTCTTAAAAAATTAAATACTATTTTATATGTACCACGTTCATATCCCATACTCCTCACATATTGACCTATATCTAAGCTCTCTGGTAATGGGATTCTTATTGTCGCACTTGATAAATAATTATCATCTGTGTCATAAAGACAAACTTCAATTATGTCTGTTGTAAGAGAACCAAATGGAGCAACAGGATCACCTTCATTTAAAGAATTAGCTAATTGCACAAGAGGCAATTCTGTATCTTTTATTCTCGATAATTTTCCTGTTTTTGGATCTATTGTTAGTTGTTTTTTAGGCATTAAAATTCCGTAAATTCTCTATCTAATATTTTATTAAGTTCTTCATT